CTGCTGACGCATCAAATGCTATTTTAAGAATAGCTTAAATAAAAGGAGCTTGGTTCGGTGACTACTAGAACAATTACAGTTACGGTATCCAATCCAGGTTCTGGAAATAAGTATTTTTTAGACGGTGTTCAACAAGCTACTATTGTATTAGCTGAAGGAGGTACTTATGTTTTTGATCAAGCTGATAGCTCTAATGAATACCATCCTCTTAGGTTTTCTACTACTTCAGATGGTACTCATAATAGTGGAAGTGAGTACACTACTGGTGTAACTACAAGTGGAACACCAGGTGAATCTGGTGCTAAAACAACTATCGTAGTTGCATCTTCTGCTCCAGTTCTTTATTACTATTGTTCTAATCATTCTGGTATGGGTGGCACAGCTAATACCGAAACAGCTTCTACATGGGGTTTGCTATCATGGAGTGAAGGTAATTGGGGAGAACAAAATAATGTAGATTTATCCGTAACTGGATTAAACACGACATCCTCTATAGGTACACCAACAATTGATGCAGAAATTGGTTTAGGTTGGGGTAGAAATTCTTGGGGTTTACTTAACTGGGGTCAAAATGTAGGAGGAGCTGAAGTATCACCAACTGGATTAAGTGTCTCTAGTACAGTTGGATCTGTTACTCCTGTTGGAGAGATAAACAGTGGTTGGGGTCGTGGCTCTTGGGGTAATAGAGCATGGGATGCTGCTTATTCAGTAGCAGTATCTGGTGTTGTTGGAACAACATCTATTGGAACAGCTACAGCAAAAGCAGACGTTACTATATCCGTAACTGGTGTAGCGACAACTTCTTCTATAGGAGGAAACACTACAACAGCCTCTGTATCTTTAGCAGTATCTGGTTTACCTATAACAAGTTCTTTAGGAACAGTTGATTTTGATGGAGATGCAACTGTAGGAATTACTGGTGTAGCTATGACATCATCGACAGGTACACCAATTATTGCACCTCTTACATTAGTAAATGTTACTGGAGTATCAGCGACAACATCTATTGGAAGTGTATCTTTTTCAATAACAGGATCTACAAGTGTAACTGGTGTTGCAGTAAATGGAGCAATAGGTTCTATAGTTCCTATATCTACTTATGGTGTAACTGGTGTTTCACTTACATCAACAGCAGTTGCTCCAACAGAAGTAACAGGCACTGGCTTAATAGATGATGTTTCTGGAGTAGTCTTGACGAGTTCTGTTGGAAGTGTAATAATAATAGCATGGAACAAAGTTGATACTGGTACACCAGTCACTTGGTCTCAAATAACAACAGCGGCATAATAAAGGGATAAAATATGGCATCAACATACTCATCAGATTTAAAACTCGAACTCATGGCTACTGGTGAAAACGCTGGTACATGGGGAACAAAAACAAATACAAATTTAAATTTAGTACAACAAGCAATAGGTGGCTTTGAACAAGTAAGTGTAAGTAGTGGAGCAACTGTTGCTTTAGCTATGTCAAATGCTTCAATATCTAATGCAAGAAATATGGTTATAAAGGTAGCTTCTGTTACCCTATCAGGAGCTACTGTAGTAACTGTTCCAGACAGTATAGAAAAAATGTATATTTTTGATATAACAGCAGTAACTAATCCTACAAACTTAACAATTAAAACAGCAAGTGGTTCTGGTTTTGTAACCGACCAAGCAAAAATGTATTTTGCATATGCTGATGGAACTAATCTTAATGAAGTGTCTTTAGATACTTTAGGTGGTGCTGTTGGGGTAGCAAGTTTACCAACAGTAACTGTTGCAAAAGGTGGTACAGGTTTAACTTCTGTAGGAAGTGCAAATCAATCTTTATCAGTAAACTCAGGAGCAAGTGCTTTAGAGTTTCAAACAGTAAAATTACCTGGTAAAGAAACTATATGGGTGCCAGCAGTTGCTATGTATCCTAATACTACAAATGGGTGTGCTGCTTTAGCTCAAGTAGAACTAAGTAATGGACCTGAGATAAAGGTATTAGACTTTGATGCTAGTTCAGATGAAAATGCACAATTTGCAGTAGCTTTTCCTAAATCATGGAATGAAGGGACTATTACTTTTCAAGCATTTTTTACAGTTACAGGAACAAATACAGGTACAGTAGCTTGGGGATTATCTGGTGTAGCAATTTCAGATAATGACTCTTGCAACACAGCATTTGGAACTAACGTAGTTGCAACTGCTAAAGCACATAGTGGAACATCAAATGATTTAGATGTTGCTGCAGAAAGTGGAGCTGTCACTATAGCTGGTTCACCAGCAGCAGCTGATCAAGTATTCTTTCAAGTAATGAGAGATGTTTCTGCTGATGACCAATCAGGAGATGCTAGATTATTAGGTATAAAATTATTTTTTACAACTGACGCATCAAATGATACTTAAAGGTTAATTTAAGCATATGACAAGTTTTGGATATAATGTAATAGGTTTTGGCTCTGGTGGTGCAGTGGCATCAGCAGAATATAATATAGATACATTAGTCATTGCTGGTGGAGGAAGTGGTTGTACTTCTTCTGGTGGAAATGGCTGGGGTATGGGTGGTGGTGGAGCTGGTGGTTTACTTGCAGCTACTGGTTTAGAAGTTAGTTCAGGTACAGATTATACTGTGACTGTAGGTGCTGGAGGCACAAAAGCAGCTAATTCAAACAATGGTTCAAATTCAGTTTTATCAGGTGGTGCAATATCAACACAAACTGCTATAGGTGGTGGTGGAGGTGGTAGTAAATCTCCTAACCAAGCAGGTAAAGATGGTGGTTCTGGAGGTGGTGGAGCCTTTTATAATAATGCTGGTGGTTCTGGAACTTCTGGACAAGGAAATGATGGAGGTTCTGCTGCAAGACCTTCTTTTCTAGACAATGCTAGAGCTGCTGGAGGTGGTGGAGCTGGAGGTGCTGCTAATGCTAGTTACGTTGATGGTAATGGTGGAGCTGGTAGTAGTTCTTATTCAGCTTGGGCTACTGTAACATCAACTGGAGATAGTGGATCATATGCTTCTGGAGGCTCTGGAGGTAGAGGACAAGCTGAAGGTGGAGGAACTTCACCTGCTGGTGGAGGTGGTGATGGTGCACAATCAGACAACAATGGAAGTGATGGAAGTGCTAATACTGGTGGTGGAGCTGGTGGAGGTGGTTCATCGCCTGGAGCATCTGGACCAGGAGGTAATGGTGGTTCTGGTATAGTTATTATTAGATATAGTGGAGTTCAAAGAGGAACAGGAGGAACAGTAGCTTCAAGTGGAGGTTACACTTATCATACATTCACATCATCAGGGACATATACAGCATAATGGCACACTTTGCAAAATTAGATGAAAATAATATAGTTATAACTGTTTTAGTAATAGCAGATAGTGATGCACCTACTGAAGCAGAAGGTGAAACATTTTGTAAAAATTTATTTAAGGTTACAAATACTTTCAAACAAACATCTTACAACACACATCAAGGAGTGCATTTATTAGGTGGTACACCTTTTAGAAAAAACTTTGCTGGTGAAGGTTTTACATATGATTCTACTAGAGATGCTTTTATACCTCCAAAACCTTTTAATAGTTGGACATTAAATGAAGACACTTGCGATTGGAAAGCACCAGTTACATATCCTACAGATGGTCAATTATATAAATGGAATGAAGAAAACCAAACATGGGTACTAGAGCAACTAACTTAAAAAAAGCAGAGTATTATGGCTTTAAGTGAAATAAAAATTGCACCTGGTATTAATAAACAGGTTACTCCTACAGGAGCACAAGGTAAATGGGTTGATTGTGACAATGTTCGTTTTCGTTATGGTTATCCTGAAAAAATAGGTGGTTGGGAACAAGCATCTACTAATACATTAGTAGGTGTTACAAGAGCCATGCACATTTGGGCTGACAAACTAGGTCGAAGATTTATTGCTGTAGGAACAAACAAAGCTTTATTTATTTACTATGCTGGAGCTTTTTATGATATTTCTCCTTTAGGTACTGCACTTACTTCTTGCACCTTTACTTCTACCAATGGTTCAGCAACAGTCACTGTAAATAAAGTAGCTCATGGATTAGTAGAAGGAGATTTATTTTTATTTTCAAGTGTTACATTACCTGGTGGAGGAGCTACTTCTTTTACTACAGCAAATTTTACAACAAATACTTTTCAAGTAGTAACAGCTTTATCTGATAGTTTTACAGTAACTATGTCGGTTAATGAAACAGGAACAGCTATGTCTGCTGCTGGAAGTTGTACCGTTACACCTCATTTTAATATTGGTGATTCTATACAAGTAGCAGGTTATGGTTTTGGTACAGGTCGTTATGGTGGAGAAGCTTTTCCTATAGTATCAGACACATTAGACGGTGCACTTAATAATGACTCTGCTGGAACTGGTGGATCAGGAACTTCTATTACTTTAGATTCTACTACCAATTTTTCATCTGATGGTGGAACCGTATTAATAGATAATGAATTAATTACTTATGGTGGTAAAGCTGGAGCAAATCTTACAGGTATAACAAGAGGAGTTTCTGGAACTGCAACAGCTTCTCACAATGATGGAGCAACAGTAATTGAAGCATCAAGTTATTTTGGTTGGGGAGATGCAACAAATGAAGCTGTAACTATATTAGAACCTGGTAATTGGTCTTTAGATAATTTTGGTGAAATATTAATAGGTACTATAAGAAATAACAAATCCTTTCAATGGAACCCTAGTGCATCTTCTCCTTTAACAACCAGAGCAACAGTCATATCAGGAGCACCAGAAAAAAGTGTTATGACTTTAGTTTCTGATAGAGATAGACATTTAATTCATTTAGGAACAGAACCAACTATAGCTAGTGGCGTTCAAGATAAAATGTTTATACGTTTTTCAGATCAAGAAAGTCTAACAGATTATGCCCCTACTTCTGTAAACACAGCTGGTACGTTTAGAATAGATAACGGTACTAAAATAGTAGGAGGGGTAAACGCTGGTTCTTACAATTTAATTCTTACAGATACAGCTGCATATACCATGCGTTTTATCGGACCTCCTTTTACTTTTGGTATTGAACAAGCTGGAGCAAACTGTGGTTTAATATCACAACATGGAGTAGTGTCTGTAAATGGTGTATCTTATTGGATGGGACAAGCTGGTGGTTTTTATTTATTTGATGGTACTGTAAAAAAAATCCCTTGTTCAGTCGAAGATTTTGTTTTTACTACTATTGATGACGGTGATTTAGGTTTAAACTTTGATTCTTCTGATGTTATATTTGCTGGTTACAATTCTTTATTTGGTGAAATAAATTGGTTTTACCCATCAGCAAATTCTAATCAAATAGATAGAGTAGTTACTTATAATTATTTAGAACAAGTTTGGACAGTGGGTTCTCTTGCACGAACAACTTATTATGACAAAACAGTTTTTGATAATCCTTATGCAAGTGATTATAGCCCAACTGGAGTACCAACTTTTCCTACAATACAAGGAGTTACAAATGTTAATGGAGCAACGACTTTATATGAACATGAAGTAGGTAACAATCAAGTAAACACAAGTGCTACTACTCCTATAATAGGAAGTATACAAAGTGGGGATTTTGAAGTAACTACACAAGATGGAATGGGTGAATTTTTTATAAAGGTAAGAAGATTTGTACCAGACTTTAGAGCTCTCACTGGCAATGCACAAGTTACTATAAACCTTAAAGATTTTCCTAGTGATACAGAAGCTAGTAGTAGTTTAGGACCTTTTACTATTTCATCCACAACACAAAAAGTTGATACAAGAGCAAGAGCAAGAGCAGCAAGTTTAAAAATAGAAAACACTACTACAAATGAAACATGGCGTTATGGAACTTTTAAAGCTGATACACAAATGGATGGTAGAAGGTAATGGCAAAAATAATTACAAACATACCAGATCCAAAAGCAGAATATAGTGTAGAAAACCAAAGATTAATAAACTTAGCTTTGAATCAAATAGTACAAAAATTAAATACTTCCTACCAAGATGATATAAGTAAAGATCAACAATCTTTTGATTGGTTTATGTCATGAGTATACAATATAAAAATGTAGGTATTGATTTAAATAGCACTAATGCTATCTCTGTATTGACAGCTCCTACAAGTGGTAGATGTTTAATTAAACAAATACAATTACACAATAGTCATTCAGGTAATGTAAATGTAACCACTTCGGTAACAAACACCGTAGGTACATTTAAAATTGATTTAAGTACTGTGGGCACCAATGCAACTAAGGAAGTAATAACAAAAACACTTGTTTTAGAAGAAGGTAATATTTTAAAACTTACAGCAGATGTCGCAGACAAAGTAGAAGGAATAGTATCTTACGCTTTAATAGATCGTTCTTTACAGAATGGATAGAGAAACCAGATTAAAAAAACAAGGCACTTGGTTTCAAAAACCTAAAAAAATAAAAACTTGGCAAAATCATATT